AATCTCTTTCTTTTGATTCTTCAACTGTTGCAGTTTCGGTGACTTCCTGCTCTTTTACACCTGATTCTTGCACATCTGTTTCCGTTTCAGCGACTTCCGGATTGTTTACGCTTAATACTTCATCCTCCATTTGGACTCCTTTCATTTTGGATTTTTACGCTATTACCTGCGAATTTAAAAACAAAAAAGCACTATTTAATAGCACTTTTGTTTTACTTAGTTAATTTAATTGCTGTATTTATATCTCTTTGCTGTTCTTTGAGTTGCTTTTTAGCTGCTGCCATTCTTGCTTTATCTTTTACAAGCTCTGCGTATGCTTTTAATGCTCTTGCATCATCTTCAGCTCTCCATCTTTTTTCTTCTTCACTCATCTTTATTGCTTTCGGCATCTTCTACACCTCCATATCCATAATTACTACACTTCGGATTAGGACATTTATAGTTAAATGTTTGTGTATTATCTGTCTTAACCACACTATCCACAATCATTTCAATATCACATTTGTTGCATCGCATTCTGTCCACCTCCATTTAATATATTTGTTGATTCAGTCAAAGCATTTGTTAGTTTTGCTATCTCTTGCTGCTGTTGCTGAATTAACATCTTTTCTTGGCTTTCCATAACTGCTTTTCTCTTATCCAATATATCTTTCAACTTTCCTTTGGGAGTTACAGAGCCATCATCTAACGCATCAACATATTCTTCAAAGCTAATATGTTGACTTGTCAACAAATTAGATAAAGCCTGTTCTTGTGCGTATTTGCTAAATGGATTGTTTTGAGATACATCAATTCTCACATTAACCTTCATCTTTTTAAGTGTCTCTGCTGAAATATGTACTACTTCCTCATCATCCATTTGCACTTCTAAACCATTAGGATTGTATGCCACCCAAATGTCATACCAAAGTAGAGCCAAATCCTCAACAAATTGTCTATACTTGCTAATTTGTTCATTCAAAGGCAATGCTGCTTGATCTCTTGTAGCAATAATTGCATTACCTGATGCTTGTGTTGGATCTACTTGTCCCATTGCAGCATCTCCTGCACCGGCAAGTTCTTTAGATTCTGTCATAAGTTCATCAGACAAATTCTTTGCATCAGGACTTACAGCAGCAGGATTAAGATAAGCAACATAGTTTTGAATATTCTGTGCATTTCCGTCTTTTATTTCTATTTTTGCTCCGATTAAATCCATCTCATCAGGATTATTTATTGCATTACCCACATAAGCCATTTTAGGGAAAGCACATTGTTTTATAGCAATCGCTCTCCTTGCTAAAGTTTTATTCAGTTCAAGCTGATTAGGAATTAAATACTCAACTTCTCCGCATCCTCTTGCACTACCCTTTTTTTCTTCCCAAGTGTAATTTACCAACGGATACCTTGTTAATCCTACTGTACTTTTTTCTTCTTCGTTCGGATCTGTTGCAGTCAAAACTGTATCAGGTTGGTACTCAACATACTTAGTGGAACGAGCTATATGAATATATCCATCATCATCTCTATACAAATATAAAAGCGATAAACCTTTTCCTTCATCGCTACTATAATTAACTTCCACCTTATCGCCTAACTGATTACTCTTTTCATCGTCTGCTACTATTAGTTCTATCTTTTCATCAGGAATATTATTGTTTTTGGCTTCCTTCCTCATATCTTTAATAAATCGTCTTTCAACGACAATGATATATGGTTGAGCTTGTATATTTGAGTTTTGTTCATCTCCAAGTAAGACATTAACATTATCAACAATTTGCCCTTCAGAAACATCAGATCTACCAAAAAAGATATAACTATCAGCTTGAATACAGGCATCTTTTATTATTCCCCATGAAAGAGTATCCATTTTTGACCTCTCCCACATCATCGCAAAATGCTTATTCAATGCTTCACAAGCCTTAATATATTCAACATCTTTATCCCCCATTGGAGAAAATACAGCAGACATTGTATTTTGTGCTACTGTGGCAACTTTATATTTAACTACACCTTTAATAAAATTCAAAATAGGTAGTTCTTCATTATCTGCTTTCACTCCATGCCATTGATCACCATTGAAAAATCTATGACATTTATCCGTTTTATTAACTAAATTTATCTTCTGTATGTACTCAATACCCTTACTGTATAAATCCCATATTTTCGTTGTCATTTCCTGTTCCAATTCAGTTCACCTCTATTTCTTTATTTCCTTTTGACCTAATTCATCGCCTGTATAATTATCTATGTTGTCTAATATCTGATTCAATCGTTTATCTGCTTTATTCTGCTGCTTTTTATCCCTACTAAATAACTTCTTAGGCACTTTTCTTTCCTGTTTTGTAGGCTCTTGCATATCAACTCTTTTGTATAATTCAAAAACGCATAAAAAAAGCATTATCAGAATTGATAACACTAAAATTTTGAATAATATATCAAATAACACTTACCTTTCCCCCTTTACCTAACGGATTTTGTCGTGGCTTTTCAAATTCAAAATTAAAATGATTCGGAGAAATATCAACAACATCTGCAACTACATTTCTAAGTCTATTAAGAGCTTGTGTTCCACAGTCAACTTCATCATCGTGTTCTGCATTAGGAAACTTGCTCCACTCATCAACAAATTCTTCAACCCATTCTTCTTCCTCCGGTAGAAACACATTTCCACCTTCGACTAAGTATGAAATAGCATTTGCTCTTGCTATTTTACCACCTTCAGGCTCTACTGCAACAATTCCATCAATCTTATTTTTTAATACTGAAATAATTGCAGAGCCATTTGCTTTATCTTCTATGTACTTATAAGTGATTTTCGGATGTTTTTCTAATATTTTCTTTATTGCTGCAATAGTATCTATAAAATCCAATCTTGCTTTTAGTCTATCTATCAAGTAGTAGTTCGCATTTCTTTTCCCCCAAACTTGTATTGCCACAAAATCGCTTGTGTCTTTATCCTTAAATGTTGCATCTATGGAAAGTGCAAGTACCGGCATATGAGGTAATTCCTCTTTTTTATAATACTTCCACCATTCTCTTTTTATTAAATTACCTTCTTGTGCTGTTGGTCTTCCCTGAAATAAAGCTAACCATGTTCTTTGCCCTTCTTTAGTTACATATCCCTCTTTATACTCTTTCAGCCATTCATCATTCTTGCCAATCTCAGGAGCTAATGCTTCGCCAACCTTCCTACCTAATGGATCATTTTCTTCAGCTTCACAAGGAAGATTTAATACTTCTACATACTTCTCATTTTTGATAATATATCCTGCCAAATCTTCTTCGTGCCATCTTGTCTGAATTATAATTACTTTAGCACCAACAGCTAAACGAGTTTTAAACGAGTTTAACCATTCATCAATCAAATTCTTTCTGTATGTTTCACTATCAGCTTCTCTCCTGTTTTTAATCGGATCATCTATAATCATCAAATTACAAGGTCTTCCGGTAACACCACTCATTACACCTCTGCTAATCATACCGCCTTGCGTTTCTTTATCGTTATACTCAATTTCAAATTCTGTCATTGTGTTAGGACTTTTAGCAAGTTTTATCCCAAACAATTCTTCTCCAAACATCTTTATTTTGGTATTATTCCTTCTACCAAATAACAACGCAAAATCTTCTGAATAACTTATTTCTATTACTCTATCATTAGGATTTTTCCCTAAATACCAACTCGGCAAAGTTTCTGTAATAGTCATTGATTTTCCATGTTGCGGTGGCATAGACAAAATCATTATTTCGTATGGCAAATTGCTTTCTCGCTCTATAAACTCCTGTATCTTATCGCATATATAATCTACTGCTTTACCATGCTTCCATCTGCCCTCAAAAACATATTCAACATAGCTTTTATACTCTCTCCTTGCTAATTCTTTACGAAGTTCATTCCTGATCTTCATTCTTTAGCAGCTCCTTTATCTGCTCTGTTGTTAAATGGCTTAAATCTATGTTTTTGAATGGCTTATTGTCCTTATTACCTACATTGTTATCTATCTCCATTTTATCTTTCCATCCAAAATTATTTTTTAAGCTGAAAATAACTCCTGATGCAATTCCGCCACCTCTAAACAAGCACATTTCCGCATATCCTTCTACTCGCAACTTTGCTCTTTTTATCGTGTCAGAAAATTCATTTTGTTCTTCATATCTCAGCAATGTTTCTCTCGTCATATCTAAAGCTAATGCAAGTCCTGATACAGTATATGGCATCTTTTTCTTATTGCATAGCTCGAAATAATCTTCTATAATTTGTTCCATTTCTTCAACAGTTGAATATTTCTTTGGTCTTCCTACTTTATTTTCGCCCATATTTTGTATCACCTCTTTTCTTTCTTGCTCTCTTTTTATTCTCTTTAGATATACTATTTCTTATTTCTTCGCTTTCATCACAATGTCTCCTGTTTTTACAGCTCCTGCACTCTCTTTGTTTCATACAAAATTCAAAATCAAATTTCGTTTTTTTCATTAGAATCATCTCACTATAACAAAAAGAGCCTACGCACATAAGCATAAGCTCTCTTTGTGTATTTAACTATAAAATAAGGAGGTGTAACCTGTACTCTCTTCTACAACTCACATATAATATAACATAGTTTTTTTTCGCATTCTTCCTTTTTATTCCTCATCTTTTAAATTTCTGCATATTTTTGTAATGCTTCTCCATGTAGTTTATAAATATGTTTTTCACTATATCCTATCTTCTTTGCCACTTCTGCAAAATCGTTATTTCTTATATACCTAATAAACAAAATACTTTTGAATGGCTGCTCCAACTGTTCTATTTTGTTTTCTACGATAAACTTTTTTAGTAATAATTCCTGCAGCTTTTTATCACATTCAGCAATTATTTTATCCATCTTGTCTATACTTTCAGCCAACATATCTCGATCTAAATTTCCACCTTTTCCGGATGGCATACCACTCAATCGTTTTGTGGTGCTTTCGAGCCTTGTCCTTAATTCTAACGCATCATTTTGTTTTTCTTCTATGTATTTTATATTTTGTTGATATTCTCGAAGTTCCTTTTTAGCTTCCTCTACCGTAATCATTTTTTACCCCCCTTATCTTTTGTCTTCCTCAAAACTCACTATATATCTGGCATTCACATATATTTTCTTGCCTTTTTCTATAATACCAATAACTTTGCCTAACTCAATAGCATTTACTAAATCTTGTCTGCTTGGTATTTCTACATCTTCATAAATGTCTCCGCCAACTTCCAAAGTTTTTAACATATATCCTCTTTTGCATATTTCCATATCATTCTCCTTTCTTGCAATTAGTTTCTTCCTTTAACTCAACTTCAAATCCACAAGCACATTTTCTTCTAAACTCATTTTCAGTTATTATTAACTTATCTTTGTTTGGCCTTATAGTTTCGTTGCCACATTGTGGACATTTTCCGTACATTTCAATCAATTTCACTGCTCTTGTTGGATTCATTCTTCTGCCTCCTTATATTCTTTGCAATCTACAAAATTAGCCATGCTACAATATACAGTGCCTTCTTTGGGATAATTTTTCAAATTTCTCTTACACTCCATATTTCCACATTTTCTACTGCAAAATGTTATATCTGCACTCATATAATCACTCCTTAAAGTCATTAACTTTAATCTTAACAATAACTCTATTACCACATCTGTCTTGTAATTCTACTTTGGTTCTACCTACTAATCCTTCCATTTTTGCTTGACCTATGGTTGATTTCGGGTTGTTTTTTACAAAATCAATTCCTTCTTGTATTGTCCCTTCAAGTACAATAGGCACAACATCTAAATTAAACATTTTAGCAATTCCGTTAACTGTTTCTCTTGGTTGGTAGTTTTCGCCAATCATTACATCAAATAATATAAAATCTTGGTCTTGTCTGTATAATCCACCGCAACCTTGTATTTTTGCTCCATATCCTTCACCTACAAGCATTACTTCTTTTTCTCCAAAATTCTGTTCAAATATTTGCTCGTTGGCTTCACCGCCAAATAGTTCCACAAGTCTATTCATAAGTTCGGCAGGTATGTGTGCTTTATCAGTTCTTCCTGCATAACTTACCTTGTGTCCATCCCATATTATTCTTATATTTGTTCCATCTATCTTTTCCGTAAATTCCCACATCATATCTTTCAAAAATTCTACTGTTTCGTTTCTGTAACTACCTTCAATAAGCTTTTTGCTTATCTCATCTCTTTTAAATAATCCTTCAATTTTATGATATTCTCTCATATAATCACTCCACTTCATTCATCAAAGTAAAATCAGTGCATCTTTGACAAAATTCTTTATCCATTCTCTCTTTTAATCTATTTACCTTAAATTCTATTTGTTGGTCCACATCTTTCTCACAGTCAAACATCATATTAACTTGTTCTAACATTATTCTTGTATCTGCACATTCCTCTACTACATTATCTTTACGAAGTTTGATATGCTCTTCGCTGCAATTACATCTAATTGCCCTTCTATGTTTCAAAATAGCTAACGCTAATTCCAATGCTTCTTCTATTACCATATCTGACTGTGCATCTTTTCCGTATGTATTTATTGCTCTTTGCAACGTTCCCTTATCCATAGCTATCCTCCTAACAGTATTCCTTATCGAATTTTACTTTTTGTAAATAAGAATCCGAATTAGAATCCACCCAAAACTCTAAATCAAGCGATTTTAAGTCCGGACTTTTCATAATTTTTGCTATAACTTCTTCCCATTCTTCTTTTGACATATTCACCCCTCCAAATCTTTCTTTTTAGCTTCTGCCCAAACTCTGTAAGTAGTCTGACATGCAGAGCAAAATCTTATATCATACTTTTCGCCCAAAGCAGTTGTTTCTATTGCTTCAGATAAATATTCATCACTTTTACATTTTGGACATCTTTTTGTGTGTTGACCTATAAATGTTACTTCCATAATCTCAACTCCTTTAATAATTCCCAATCTTTACCCAAAGTTTTAGGGATGCTCTTTTTTCCTGTTTCCAAAACTGCAATTACTTTTTCAATATCAATCTGTTTCACTTCTTTATTCTCAAAGCAAATCAAAAAATATGCTTCAAGTCCGGCTTTCTTACACCTATATAAGTTATCCGCTTGTGTAAGATCCTTTTTCAGCATGTGCCATACTTCAGTAGCACTTTTCTTCGCATCGAACACGCAATGATAACCAGGAATAAAAATCTCATAATCAAAAGGTTCTCCTTTCAAATAAGTTCCTTCTGCAGTTCTTGCCGGATGGTTTTTGTGAGCATGTCCACCTTTCTTTTCAACATACTCACAAACCTTTTCAATTTGTCTTTCAAAATCATGCCCCTTTTGCATGTTTTAACCCTCCGTAAAATAATCTATTTAATATTTGATTTGCTTCTAATTTAGTAAGTTCTGTCATATCAAGATTTTTCATAAATCTTTGAATTTGCATCTTTTGTTTATCACTTGCAGGAGACTTTCCCCACTTTTTAACCAAATTTAAATCCCATATATATTGTTGGTCATTATATTCTTCAGATAACCATTTATAAACCATATCTAATGCTTTCTGCATCTTCATTTTTTTACCACGTATAAATGTTTCTCCTAATTCGTTTTGTGCTTTTAGCACTATTCTTGAACCTTTTAAATTCAAAACTAAATCTCCGTTTGGCTGTTTGAACCAATTTACACCATGCAAATTATATTCTTGCTCTTTGGCCCACAAGTCTATAAACTCAATATTTTTTATCCAAGATTCAATGCAATCTGATCTTTCAATTACTAACTCAGGTAAATCAAACAAATCTCCTTGAATTTCATCTTGTTTTTCTGCTGGTACTGTATTTAGATCTACACCAATTAAAGTTGGTGCAGTACATAAACTTGCTTTTCCTGTTGTTCCTACCAAATCAATTAGTATAAGTTTTTCTTTTCCTGGATAAAGTCTTAAACCTCTCCCCACCATTTGAGTATATAAACTGCTGTTGCTTGTTGGCCTTGCTATTATTACAGTTTCCACTAAAGGCATATCCGTTCCCTCTGTAAATATCATGCAATTAACCAACACCGGAATTTCTCTATTTGTAAATTTTTTGATGAGTTCCTCTCTATTTTTAGTATCAGCAGTTACTGCTACAGCTCCTGGTATTTTCTCTGCAATCGCTTTTGCATGTTCTACACTACAAGCAAATATTAAAGTTTGTCCTTTAGCATATTTTTTATATACTTCCGAAATTGAATTATTCAAAACATCTTGATTTAATATTTTCTCAAGTTCTCCTGGTGCATAATCTCCCATTCTTCTTGCAACTTTAGAAATGTCATAGCCGATATTTACTCTCAAACAATTTATATTGCATAAATAATTATTTTGTATGGCCCATTTAATATCTTTTTCATAAATAATATCTTCAAACACATCATCAAGTCTGACATTATCACCTCTGTTTGGAGTAGCTGTGAAACCTAAATGTAATCTTGGCTTGAAATACTTATATATTTTCTTATATGTACTTGCTGCAGCATGATGTGCTTCATCTGTTATTATCATGTCAAACTCATAAGGGCTAAATTTTTCTAATCTATGTACCAAAGTCTGAACCGATGCAATTACAACTTCTTCACCATTACTTTTTAATTCAGCCATTTCACATCCGACCGGACAATCATAATATTTTGCAGGTTGTTTTATTAGCTCCTCTCTATGAGCCAATACTAAAACTTTTCCTTTTCGTCTAATATTTGCAAACGTTGCTGTTTTTCCTAAACCGGTAGCCATCTGTATTAAATAGCTTCCAGGACTTAATTTATCTATAATACTTAAAACTTCTTTTTGATAATCTCTCAACTCTAATTTCATTCAAACACCTCCCCTGAATAAATCTGTATGAGTTCCAAGCAAATACTTAACAATTCGCCCATTCTTTCTTCAGTTATTGGAGTTTTTTCTTGTAGTTTTTTTCTTAATTGTATTCTTAAGTTTTCTGTTGGCTGTATTTTATCTATGTACTTCTTGAATAAACCTTGTTGAAACTCATACTCTTTTTTCTTTCCGGTATATTTTGCAAATACTAATTGCTTTTGTTTTTGTGCTATTTCCTTACTTAATTGATTGTTCTGATACATAAGGATTATCTTCTTCAAGCATAGAAAACAGTATATTTCAAGCAATTCATAGTCTTTTGGAATATCATTTTGACTTTTTACATCTTCTAAAATTTCCTCTGCATTTCTCACCTTAAACACCTCAATTTCACCTTAGGTGTAAACCTTACATCCCTTTTATATTCTTAATTTCATATTTCAACTTACACCTTTACACCTTTTTTTCGATAACATATGTATATATACATATAAGAAAAAATGTAATTATATTTTTCTGTTTTCCATACGTATATATTATTTATTATTAAGGTGTAATATTTATTATTTATTATCTCTAAAGCCTTTTATTGACTGATTTTTCATTGTTACACCTTTAGATGTAATTTAGGTGTAAGAAGTGTAAGTATTAAAATGGAAAATCAGTCTTATGTTCTGCTACTTCATCTTTAAGGAGTATTTTTACAAGTCTTCTACTCATAGAACCTACATCAACGACTTGCGTGTATTTGCCTTTTTTATCTCTTTCTATTATTCCGTTTTGTGCTAATTCTTTCTTTATTGCATTGAAGTCTATGCCATTTTCCTTCAGCATCTTTTCTAAAACAGTTCTATCGACATAGCAACAATTCTTTTCTTGTGAATATTTGCCCCATATTTCACTGACCGAATCATCTTTGAATTTGTTGATGTTAGTTCCTATCCAATTACGAATTAAATCGTAGGAACGATTTGCTACACTAACATCATCACTGCTAACAAAATAGTCTTTTATATCTTCTATTTTTAATTGTCCATCACCGAATATATAAGATGATAACTCACTTGCAAGAATTATTGCTGCCGCTATTGATGCTTGTTTATCTGTTGTTTCATTACCAGCTAATATCTCCCTAAAAATAACTCTATGCCTTTCTTGCAACTCTTTTGGGCCTGGTAAATTTTCAATAAATTCTTTACCTGCATATCCATGATTTTCTTTCAAAAAATTAACTGTAGCATTACCATCTTCAATTAGTTTTTCTGCCACTTCTACTTCAAGCACTCTGTTTTTTACTCCACCACCTGAATTAGATTGTGTGATAGGTTGCTCTCCTGTAAAAATAAAACTGTTATTCCATTTATTTAATTGCTCCAAACCTCCGTATGCTCGGCCTCTTGCCCTATCTACACCTTCAGTCAAAAACATTATTAAACTATCAAAACTATCCCATCTGTCCTTTATTATCTGTAACTCATCACCTGCAAATGGAATATCATGAACAAAACTTGAATATCTTCCTAATGCTACTTGCGTACTATTTAATGTCCTTGTCAATTTCCCAAGTTCAGGATTACCCCATATTGACATAGCAACCATCACTGCAACTGTTTTAGCTGTTCCGGTTCCTCCCCATAAATGGACAATATAAGGTGAAATACTTAATAACTTATTTAAAGGACTTGCAAAACTCGCTGACATAAGTATTTTTACTGTTTTGTTTTTTCTCAATTCCTTACAATATTTCTTCCATTCTTCATAATCTCCACGAGGTTTTACTGCTTCAAAAGCATCCTTATAATCTTGATCACCATCATATTTCAAATCTGAAGCATAAGGACTAAATTCTTTATCTGTCCAACCTAATCTATCTACAGAACGATTTACCGGAATTTCTTTTGCATTTAACGAAATAATATCTGCTAAAAAGCTAACTAATTCTTTTGCATTATCAGAATTTACTTCTATTCCTCTATCTGCTAATTGAATAATGTTTCCTTTGTTGGCCACAACACTTCTATCTACTGTTACAGACTGCCATCTATTATCCTTATAAAACGAAATTTTCACTTTTTCCGTATCTCTATCTACATTAACCAGTCTTTCAACCGGCATTATAGGATGAGGGCAAGCAATTACTTTTTGAGCTTCAAAATTGTTTATTACTGTCTTTGATACTCCTAAATCATCACATTGCCATTTCCCACATTTTAAATTTTCAAGTGGAGGATCTGTATATTTAATTACTTGACTTCCTGCTTGCTTTATTCTTGAAATATAATCTTGTTGATAAGCCTTTAGCATCTTGTCAAAACTCTTTATTATTTTTAGTTCTTTTGCTTTTTCTTGAAGTTTTACAAGCACTTTTGTTCTTGCAATTCCACTATCCAAGCTAAAAACATATTTAAATATCTCTTCCTCCAATATGCTTTCCTTTGTTAAATTCTCTATATCAAAGGGAGCAAACCCTGAATTAAGTAGTTCTTCTCCGAAGTCTTCCTGCAATCTTATTCACCACCTTCTTATTGAGTTTCCAAAATTGCAGTTTTTCGCTTTCTGTGCCAAATATAAATAAATCCACATAATATTCAGCTTTAGCAATTTCCTGAAATGTTTCCTCATCATTTTTATCCTCTAAAAATCTAAAGTAATCACATAATAATTGAAAAGTTTCATTTTCCCATTTCTTAAATGCTTCTTTAGCTTTTTGTTTTTGATGCCATCGCTCAATTTCTATTGAAGATGTTTTTTTATTAAAATCTACTCCCAAATTAAAAATACAGTTAATTTGTTCTGCAGCTTGATAAGCATTTATATGTAAAAGCTCTGAAACAAGTGATATTACATCTCCGGACTTATCACAACCAAAGCACTTGAATATTTGTTTTTCTTTAGAAATTGAAAAACTTGCTGTTTTTTCTTTGTGAAAAGGACAAACACATTTATTTGCTCTATTTAGATTAAGTCTAAAATATTCTGCAACCTTAACTATGTCTGCCCTTTCCTTAACTTCTTGTATTTTAGAATGGTAAGTTTTCATCGTTTATTTCCTGAAATCCAGTTGAACTATTTGCACCACTATCATTTAATGTTTTTTTGTTAGGTATTTTTTGTTCCTCTGCTTTGTCATAAGAGACTGCAAAGAACACTTTAGTTGCAGAATGTGTTTGTCCATCCGTTCCCAAAAACTCTTCTTCTCTAAATACCAATCCAACCTTTTTATTAGTAAGATCCTGCTCTTTTGCAAAATCAAATTTAAAACCATTATTCGATGCTTCTACTGAAGTTATTAACCCTTTAAATTTTGGATTTGTTGTTCCTGGATTATATCCTTCAATAAATACGGTCCAAACTCCACTCCATTTTTTATCTATAACTCTTGTATCACTGTCAAATTTTTTCTTAAAAAAATCCTTATATTCTCCTTCAGCAATATCAATCGCAAGTTTTAAAAATTCCTTTCCGTTTGATGCTGTTTCACACGCAACTTTTTTTATTATGCACTTATA